ACTGTTTTTTCTACGACTTCCGCCACAGGCTCGATTACTTCTTCAGCGACCCAGTTTCCTACATCAGATACTGCGTTTCCTACAGTTGATACTACAGATACCGCAGCATCGCCTATGGTATTACCAATATCTTTGGCTGCTTCAACGACTACGGACATGATTTATCCTAAATTTAAAACAATTCGTTTCCCACCGTTCGTGGTGTTATACTCTGAAAACCCCATATCAGGCATTGGAGGATTTTTAGAGATTACATGAAACAAAGTGCTAATTGCGGGGTCTTCAAACTCAGTAACTAAGACTTTTAAACCTAGCGACTGCTTTGCATAAATTACGTACTGTTTACTACTCTCTAGAAAATTTCTAGCGGTGTCTGCATTTAGAGCTTTAAAAATGCTCTGTCTTCATCTACCCTATGCAATACAAATATCGTATTACCTAGTTGTTTGACGTCTGTATTCGGTTGCGACATCTCTGCCATAATTGCAGGATATGCGAGTTTGGGAGGTATTTTGGATTTAGTATTTTTCAACGCAGCCATGATGATATCAGCTGTATTAAGAGTTTGCTTTGCGCTATCGGTCATCTGTGACATATCAAATCTCCATAGACAGCAAAGCTGCTGAATATACGTTACCCATACCTGCTGCTAGACTCAAGATCAAACCGCTAGGAGCTGACACATCTTGAGATAAAAATCTAAAGTCTTCTTCAGTCCTGTTTTCAATCTTTGGTACAATGTTTTGCTTTAAGCTGTCGATAAGTAAACACGTCTCGAGCAAGCCGCTTGCCCCCATTGTGTGACCTATTTTAGCTTTGTATGACGTGGCGACAAAATCAGCAGATAATGCTTCTAGAGCAGCCCTTTCAGACTTGTTATTGCTGATAGTTCCAGTACCGTGAGTTTTGACGATAGACACTCTATGCGGCTTCTCTCTAGCGACAGAGAACGCTCCATCCATCGCCCGCATAAATCCTTGTCCGTCTTCTCGTTGACCGATCGCGTTAGAGCATTCTTCACTCGCTGTGAAGGCTCCACGCAAAGAGGCGATTGGAGTGCTCTTGCCTGCGAAGGCTACTTTTGGAGAATCAAACACCGCTAGAACCGCCCCTTGCCCGACGTAAAAACCGTGGTTCTTACTATCGAAAGCCGACGGTAGAATACCTGTTTGCTCGTCTTTCCAAAGCAACGAAGCTTTCGCTTCACCGAAGAACTCCAACACCGAGTTGGATACTGCGTCCTCTAAAGACAAAACGATCACACGATCAAACCCGTAGAAGTTGATAAGCGTGTGGACGTCCATCAAAGCTTTCAGACTAGAGGCGCACGCGCTCGCGTCAGTCACGATATGATCTGTAGCCCCCAACGCCTGAGCTGTTCTACCTGCGTACACCTGAGTAAGCGTGAAAGGTAAGAATTTGTACTCATAAGTCAACTGCGTAGGCGGTTTTACTCTTGGACCTATACCTGCAAAATGAGAATTACCTGCTGCAAGTATGAAAGCGGTTTTACCTACTTTATTCTCTCTGAGGTGAGTGACCAGTTCAGGGTCTAAGACTTTTTCAGCTAACCGATGTGGGGCATAGAACATGCCTGTTGATGCGCGTTTGTACGTGTCTGGAAACCAGTGTACTTTCTGTGGAAAGATGATATCCTCTAAAAGTTCCACATGATTAGAGTAGGCGGTACGGTAATTTGTCAAATAAATCATTTGATTACCTCCATCGCCCACTCCATAGACTCTGGATCCCGCTTCTTATGCTGTTGGATCAAGTCGTACATCTCTTGCATCGTTTCTGCGTGCATCTCTTTGGCAATCTCGTCATCTATGTCATAGATTTCAGACATGTACATGACGATCATAAGCATATCTAAAGAGTCAAAACATGACTCGACAAACTTGTCCTCCATGGAGGTGACGGGTACAAATTCGTGGTGAGCTGGGCGAGCCGCCCTTCCTACTTTGTTGAAAAGTTCTATGTAGTCTATCATATCAGTTCTCGATGTTAGGATTTACTGCGTTTACAAGTTGCGAAGCCCAGTCTTGCCAATTGTCAAAACCTGTCGCGTCAGGAGCGGCTTCATTTGTAAACACGTCAATTGCTTTTAAACCATTAGCCCAGTCTTTCCACTCAGCTTCAGGTCCTGGAATCGCCAAGTTTTGCGTTGAGTATAGTTCACACATGAGACAAGCCCACGAGTCCCACGTGTGGTACCTAGGGTCATATACAAGTGCAACATTTGTCAAGGTCTTACATCTCCGATGTCAGCGTTCAGTATAATTTTACCTGTTTGGTAGTCACCCCCTTGAGTATTACTGATGAATCGTAACCGCATCTCTCTTCGTTGCTCACGCATATCAATCTTACCTGTATCAGGACTGAACACGTAAGGCTCGCTCTCAGTATCTTCATTTTGCGCAAAAGGTCTGCCGGTAACTATACAGGACATATCGCCCGATTGTATAAAATCTGGCTCTATACGCTCCAAGCGCAACCATACGTTATCTCCAACCATACTAGGCTGAGACGGACCGCCTGACACCAAGCCGATATCGTTTGTCTCAAAGAAACTCTCTATCGCTGAAATACTTTGGTTTTCCACCGCATCAACGCCGATCTCGTGTTGCCACATGCCGATCAAACCTTCTTGCGTATAGAACGATAGCGTCTCAGTTCCGCTGCCTGTAGCCGCAAGGGACAAGTGCAGAGTCATAGCCCAGATCGTAGCTACGGGAGTTGAGAAACCAGCTCCAGTGCCGCCTATACTTGCTGAGGCTGCGCTCAAAGTGCCGCCTACAAGATAACCATAACCAGGAAACGTAATCGTTACCGATGTGACCGCGCCTCCGCTGACAACGATTGTGGCTAGAGCACCGAAGCCCCCGCCCCCTGTCAATGCTACGTTCGTATACGTACCGTTTGTGTAAGAAGAACCGCCAGTTATAGTGCCGTATGTGGCAAGCCCTGAGGTAGTGATCTGATTAAGCAGCGTGCCTGTAGCGATGTTTGTACCAGACACGACAAGGGTTGTATAGAGTAACGGATCATAAGTGCTGGAGTTTATCAACACGCTACCGCTAACAGTCGTCAAAGATGAGGTTGTTACTAAGTCTGCAGTTGAGGTTTCCCACGAAGCCATCACTGGATAATGGAAAACTTGAGAGTAAAAACCCGCTGAGCGACGAGCTCCAATAGCTGTACCCGCATCATACCAACACTGCTCACGAACGTTGTATATGATCGCGTCATTACACTCTTCAGAGTCACCGCTTGGAAAGTACCACCATATCTCGCCCCAGCGAGGCACTTTTGTTACCCATACTTTTTGACGCTGAGCATAATTCAGGTTGTCAAAAAAGTAGTTCATATTGAAATTGTTCGGTATCTCTTTTACAACACCGTTGTACATCAAAAAACAGTCTACGCCGCACCAGTAATAGATACCTCCGTACTCTATCGCTGATTGGCTAGACAGTATAGATGACTGGCTGGTTATGATGTCGTACCGCCAATATTGAGCAGGTGTACCTACACCGCCAATGAACGATACGCGGATAAGCGAGTCAAGGCTCCAAAACAACCCTGAGGGTGCGTTTGATCCGCCCCGAACTGGCAATCCTTGTACGACCTTTGTCGTGGATACGTTGGTTTCGTTTGCATCAGCTGACACCCAGTCAGTCAAGTCGTTAGCTGAGCAGTTCTTGATGAGCCCATTGTCGCCATACACAAACAGGTAAGGATGCAACGATACGCAGCCGCCTGATACTGAGACTTGATTATCAAAAGTAATCGTAGCGGTGTTTGCGTTTGTAGTCACAGGAGATATATTTACAGTAGTTGATGATACTGAAGTTACAACCGTGCCTGGAGCTATACCGTCACCGCTAACGATCTGCCCTGCCCCTATTCTAAAGTCTGATGCTGGAAGTGTGAAGCTAGAAGCTCCGCTGGCTTTGGTGCAACCCGCGATGCTGAACACGCCTACTGCGCTCATTGTTGAGCCTGTAATCGACCCAGACAATACTGGAGTGTTGGTAGTACTGTCAATATTCTGCAGGTTCTGTCCTGGGTGCGCGACGATTGTGCCCACGCCTCCAGTTGCGTTATAAAAACCGTCAAACTGCCACAAGTTCAGATCAGAAGCGGTAAAGTTGCTGAGCGTAAAATCTATCGCTCCCGCGCCTAATCCGTTGTTGTCGATAGTCAGAACTTGCAGACCGTCATTGTACCCGCTAAAAACTCTGTTTACACCGTCATTTGGGTTCATCCAGATGCCGCGAGAAGGACCTTGTAAAGTGTCTGCTATTAACCTGTATCCCAGCATCTTGCGAGGGCGTCCGCGCTGAAACCGAACCCAACGTCCAGCAGTATAGAAATCCACATCGAACAAAGTTCCATCCCGTTGGATGCCTGGTTTCGTGTCTAGGGCAAAGACTTTTGCGGTCAAAACGTGCCTCCCGATATACCGTTCGGAACAGCCAACCCTGTGGCTGATACTGTTAGCGCATTAACCCCTAAGATAGAGATACCGAATTGTCCGGATCCTGGCCTGTAAACACCTGTTGTAGTTTCAGCAGAGAAGTACAGAGAAGGCGCAGGAGCTGAGCCGTCTACAAGACTCAACGCAGCCAAACCTGCAAAAATCGTGTTTGCGTTCACTAAGCTTGCTGAGTCACAAATCAGGGTTGACTGCGTGTTTGCGCTCAACACCGCATTTGTACCGCCAGAAACTCCAGTAGATAGCGTAACTGTGTAGTTGCTAACTCCACCCACGGTAGCGTTCTGTACATAGTAAACCTGAACCGTTGGAGGTACGATTACTGTAACATTACCTGTTAAAGTTCCTGTGAACTTTTGAATCACGTTTGCCGCTTCAGAACTGGTCAACGTATAAGTTCCAGAAGTTACGGCTTTTGTCAACAGCGTGAAGTTGAACTGTGAAGGTTGCCCCAAGCCGACGGTATAGAACGCGGTGCCTGAGCAGCAAATTACACACGAGTCTGAAGGCTGCAAAGTTAACGTAGCGGAGCCGTTGATAACTGCTCCACCAGAACACGTAATAGTTAAAGTTCCGGTACCAGCGTTTCTAACTGAGAAAAAGAACTTGTTAGTCAGCGTAGCCGCGCTATCCATAGTCACTGTAGCTGTGCCGCCTGTGAACACATACAGTTTTGCCCACTGAGTTGTGCTAGCTGTAAAGTCAGAAGTGAACGTAGTTACTTCCTGCGCTTGGTTCAGCGTTGAGCTTATAGCGACTAGACCGTAGCCAGCCAGAGTAGCTGCGTCAGCCGCTGATGAACCTGCGCCATACACGATGATACCCCAAACTCCCGCTGTAGTTGCGTTTGTTGTGATATAGATGTACTTAGCTTCTCCAGCACCGACAGAAACGATCGTGTTTCCAGCATAGTCTTTTACAGTGAACGCAGAAGCCCCCATGTTCCTGATCATAGCATCTTGACCTACAGACGCTTGATTTGCAGGAGGCATGAGTAAAGATAGCCCTGAGGTTGAAGGTGTAACCTCCATAATACGCGCTGCGTAATTGTCAGTTGCGCTACCGTTGATTGGCCAAGACAGCGTAGTATCTGCAGTTAAAGCGATTGCTCTATAAGATACGTCCGTTGGTTGGACGACGTTGCCGGTAAAGGGACTGTTAAAGCTCATGAATCCACCGCCATTGCTTGACGATCGGCTATCCTAACGACGTCTTCATTTTTGAGGGCGGTCAAGATTAGATCGTATTGTTGTTGCCACATCACCGCTCTAGCATCGTTCTTCAGGAACGGCATAGCTTGCAGCAATGATCCGTACAGTAGGGCTTGAGGCGCATACTGTGTAAACCAATTTGATTGATTAGACGAGTCTAGAGGCTGAGGACGCTCATAATACAACACCTCAAACTCATACGCCGCATCAGGGGTAGGACCTACAAACCAGTGCGTGTAGTCATAGTCAGCGTAGAACTTAGGAACATCTGTCAGGTCTGGATCTGGCCAGTACTCTCTAATATACTCATACTTTCTAAGTAGTACGGGTTGACGCTGACCCGCTACGGTAATATTCATAGACACTGTTTTACGCCAGCGGGCAGGCTTATCTATTGTAGTTTGTCCAGGCACCATAGTGCTTGTGTTTACGATAAGATTACCAAGCAGCTTCAACTGTGCGGTTAAAACCTGCTCCGCGAGCATAATAAACGTGGGTATCTTAGCGACTGTAGCTGTGTCGTTACGCTCCAGATATGACTGGATGTCCGCTACAAGCGAGTCGTACGTCATCATCGCAGCTGTAGTCATCGCTTAGTTCTCCAGTGTTTAAGTACGGGTCTCATTATAACTCGGCGTTACGCCACCAGTCCCGGCAAATAAGTTGTTTTACCTGCTACTTTTGTAGCTGTCAACTCTTGCTTCTTCAGGTTGTTCGGGTCATAGCTGACATGAACCCAGCCGCTGTCTGGAATCCCAGGAGTGTAAAACTCAAGGATCAGCTGAGTGTAATCCAAGTTATCCATAATCCACTGTGCAAGGTCTGCATTGGCGACTCCAGGTATTTCAATATCTGCCGCCATACCCTTACAATGGTCGCTAGTTTTAGAGCCTCCAACCGCGGAGTTGGACTCAGGCGAGCGGTAAGCGGAGTTAACCTTCACCCCTTTACCGTAGTGCTCACGGATGGGTTGTAAAACCTGCTCACAGAGGGTACGAAGGTTTTCCGTAGCCTCGTCATCAGGGGTGTTGTCCAAGCCCATACGTAGGGCTGTTTCGGATTTACACATTTCGTGCAAAGAAAAATTGGCGGTGAGTTGCATCATTTACTCCTTAGGGTTTGATATACTTGATTGTACGCGTCTATGCACGCGTTCAGTTGGCGGATGGCTTTGTCTCCGTCGTCTGTGATGGCGACAAGATTTTGAGCAGTCGTTGGGTCAAGTTCGGCTCCTGCTTGAACGCTATCTCCGCTGGCAGGGGCGGGATCTCCGGTGGTTTGTACGGGGCAGACGGTTTTTGTAGGAAGCCGCAGCTTGAGAGCACCAGAAGCGATAGCAGCGTCCCGCTCTTTTGCAATAAGTTTAGCATCTTGATTTGCTTTCTGAAGTTTGGTTGCTTGGGTGGTGACGGCTGATAGTAAAGCCTGTTCTTTCTGTCTAGCCTCAGCGTTCAGCTTGGCGATCTCCAACTGCTGACGGGTTACCTCGTCGTGCTTGCCTTTGTAGTAGCCGCCACTGAAGCTACTAAGTATCGCTACAACGATACCGAGCAGTACGTAAGGGTTGAAAATACTCATGGTGCAGGCGGCTCGTTGTCATTGGCTTCAGACTTGGATATCGCAGTAGCAACAGCCTTGATACCTGAACGCCCTGCTACACCGCCCAGCACGCCAGTGATGAAGACCATGATAGTGGAGATCTGGCTGGTGTAGATCTTGTCGATTGGAGCCATACCAGACATAGGTTGCGTGACGTAGGTGACTGAGTACAAAAACATAGCCATCGCGCCTAACAAGATCAGTACGAGGGTTGTGATGACGAAAGCCCAAACGCGGACTTCAATTTCTTCAGCGGTCATACGCTGCTTTGTGTTCATTACTACTGTAGCCATTATTTCTTCTCCTGATCAGGTTTAGTGAGTTGCTCTGGACATGTGCCAGTTGCTGTACAGATTGGCGGTTTGCACTCCGCATTATTCCAGTTTATCGGGTTTTGACACGGGTAACGAAAGCGGTCGTCGCACCCTGTCAAATATAGGATTGTCATCAAACACATCAGGACTTTTGTCACGGTTCTTCCTTTCAATTTCACGACGTAACTTCTCAACTTTTTCCATCTGCGCCTTTGCTTCTGCCTTTGTTTCCAGTACATCCAGATACATGAAAGCTAGAAGGGGCAGCATCAGCGCCACCAGAATCACAGCCATAACCCAACCAAGCACACCCATCAGATCTTCCTCCACTGGCTCAGCCACACGAACCAAGTCCACAGGTAGAGGATAAGAATAAGGGTCAGGACGCTTGCCCCCGCTTTGAGGTTTTGGCTTCTTTCCTTTTGGTGCCGTTGCCATCTTAGCCTTCGCTCTTTCTGCTCTTGGGCTAATCTAGCTGCTTCTTGTTCGGCAGCAATGACATCCCTCATCTCAAACACTTTGCTGTACAGCGCACCCATTTCTGGAGGACTCTGATACACCATCGTTTCCCTGATCGTTACCTCCAATGCCGCCATCTGATCCATCGCCATCACTCGTTTAAGTGCTGCCTCCATCTGGTTTTGATCTGGGTTGAAGACATTCCTAGACTTCTCTTCTTCCTCTCTGATGTGCGCGGCTAACTGCTCTTGAATCTTGAAAAACTCGGTGAGTTGTTTGACGACATCAACCATGACTTGGGTTTCGTCAACGGCAACAAACTTCTCCTTCTTTTTTGCCACAGGCTTGACTTGAGCTGGCTTTGGCGCACTGCCAAACATACTTGCCAGTTTTCCCCAAAAGCCATATATCTCCTGTGCAACTCCAACAGCCTCGTCAACCGTTGCCTTGACCTCCATGAAAGATGTCTTAGCTTGTTTGTATAACTCGCAACCTTCTTTGATGGCGGCAACGCAAGCATTTGCAGCAAAGAGGAGGCTGATCGGATCAATTTATAGCCCCAGTAGTTTTTTAACGATGTCGGCAGCGACCCCTGGACCGAATAAGATTGCGGCGATAACGATATAGAGTTTGACCTCTATGCCCCGCATACGCTCTCTCCCCGCGTCCAGTTTTTCTTCAATACTCTTGTAACGCTGCGCGCAAACTGCTTCGTGCACTGCAAAGTCTTTCTCAAGTTGTTCCATCAGACTCTTTCGATTGAGCCTCAGTTGCAGCTTCGGCAGCGAAAGAGGCGTGCTCTTTATGGAAACGCTCAATGAGCTGAGCGACTTCATCATAAGGACGCTTGCTCAAGTAGCCTAACAACACGTTTGCCAATTCAAGACTCACAGTCACTCTATTTACCATTTTAGGATTCTCCTTTGTTAAAATTCAATCAGACGGGTTCAGTTGGCCAGACAGGCGATTCAACTCTAGGATCAATATCTTGAAGAGTGATATCTCTTAGAGCTTGTCTGTAGGTTGCCCATTCAGCCTTGTTTGGAATATTGACATCTGGCATTTGAGTCCAGTCGCATTTTGCTAATTTTTCGTTTCTAGCCGCCTGTATATTTGTCCAAGCGGAATACTTCCATGCGGCAATTTCTTCGTCCGTTAGCGTCACGGCATGGACTACATAAACCCATTCGCCCTCTTCATAAGGATCACAGGCTTCAAGTTTTTCTGTCAAAAAATCATAATCTCTCGTCATACTGACTTGTTTTGCGTTGTTTGCCGCAAGAAAGTCAGCGGCTACTTTGCCGTCTGGAAATGAAGTATTTGGAAATAAATCAAAAACAGAACCAACAACGATTGGGTTTGATAGTATTGCGATTTTCATTTATGCCTCTCAGATTTATGAATTTGCGTACGCTGTATTTGGTACTGTAAAATTAGTCGTATACACAGCATACTTAGAAACACGGAACTCATCTATGTAACCAGTCCACGTCAAACTGGTTGCATATGTACCAATTGCCAAATAAGAAAGCGGATAGTTGTAGCTATCAGTAACTGTCAAAGCAGTATCAGCAACACCGTTGATATAGACTTTTAAGTTACTTGCACCTGTGCCGTTTCTAACTACAGCAAAGTGAGTCCACGTACCAGTTGTGACCTTGCTTGAAGTTCCTATTGCCGCACTTGCCGCGCCATAAAAAAGACGCAAGTTAGTGGCTGTGTAATACGCTAAAGCTAAACCTGTCTGTCCAGCACCGTTACCTGCGGAAGTAAAAGCGATTTGAAAAATGCCTACGTTAGAAGTTCCTGCATTAGCATAAAACCAACCTTCAACAGTAAAGTTTCCAGTTCCAAAAGTCACGGAAGAATTGCCCGCCAAGCTTTGTGAAGGAAGAAACGCAGACGCTGTATTTAAAGAAGCCGTGCCGTATTTAACTTGAGTTGTAGAAACTGATGGGGCTGAGCTACCATTAAAGAAGGTTTGATTCATA